ATTAGGAATTAGGAGTTAGGAATTGTACGACGGCTTTGCCGTTGTGCTTTAGTGTTGGTTCTTAGGTTGGCTTTGCCAACCGCTAAAGAACGCTATCAAATAAAAAAGGGGAAATGATGCGTGAGGTGTTTGTGGAAACGAGTAATTATAGCACACTTTTGGAGAGTTTTGCAAGGCTTGAGAGTTTGCCTGTGTCTGCGCCACGCATAGGGCTTGGGTATGGGTCGTTTGGGCTTGGTAAGACATTTAGCTTGGAGCGCATAGCGGCTAAGAAAAACGCGGTACTACTAAGAGCGGTACAGACATGGAGTAAACGGCAACTGCTGGAGAAACTGAGCTTTGAACTGGGTCTTGACATCAGCGGTGGTAGTGGGCGAATGTATGAGCGAGTGGTAGAAGAGCTACGCAGGGAGAGACGCACTATCATCATAGACGAGATAGACGCTCTATTGCGTGGTGAAAAGGTGGGAACGCTGGAGCTACTGAGGGACTTGCATGATGAGACTAGCATCGTGTTGTACTTCATAGGCATGGAAGAGGCAAATGCGAAGCTTAAACGCCATAGGCACTACTACAGTCGCATCGTGGAGTTGGTGGAGTTTAAGAGCATCAGCGAAGCGGATGTGGCTAAGTTTTGTGAGCTGTGTGATGTGGAAGTGGAAGCCGATGTGGTGGCGTACTTGGCAAAGAAGTACCCTAACCTAAGGCAGATTAAGGTGCTACTACTGCGACTTGAAAAAGAGTGCATGGTCAACGACATAGAGAGCGTGAACATGGCAACTTACAAAGAACTTGGGGTGGAGCATGGGTAGTAGAAGGCGACATACACAAAAACAGAAAATTTGGAACTACATCCGACGCAATAGAGTCTTTAGGGCTGGGGACATACAAAGCATCCTAGAGGTGAACCCTTCTACGCTGAGGGTGATACTGTCTGATTTGGTACGGATGCGTGCCATACGGCGTGTCAATGCAGTCAATAAGGTGGTAGATAGGGAGTATGAGTCGCTTTTGGTTTTTACCTACTGGTACCCTCTTGGAGGCTCGCATGAGAAGACTTGAGAAAGCCCTTGAGGTGGAAAATGGAAACCTGAGTGCAGTGTCTAAGCGCGTAGGTGTGAGTCGTACAGCACTTAGCCTGATACGCGCAGGGAAGTACGGTGCTAGAAGTGAAAAGGTGCTAAGGAAGGTGGATGAGGCGTACAGTGGCGTGACTGACGGCATGGTGCTGTGCCCTGGACTCAAGACCGAGATAAGCGTGTTGGTGTGTAGGAAGTATGCTAAAGCAGTAAAAGAGAGGACACCTTTGCATGGGGTGAACTTTTTGGCGGTGCGGGATGTGTGTGCGTTTTGTAGTCACTACTAAAACTTAAATAATGTTAACAAAGGAGAATACAATGGAAGAGAATTATAGAATAAATGCAAGAGGTGAGCGGGTTCATGTGGACCTCATTAAGGGTGATGAGAAGATGAAAGATGCGTTGGTGAACCATTTGCTTGGTGAGGCTGTGGCGTTTGGGGGCATCATGAGTGAGTTTAAACAACAAGCTGAGGCAAAGGTCGATGCGTACTTTGAAGAGTTGATGGCAAAATACGGGCTTGATGCTAAGCATAAAACCAAAAAAGGCAACATCACGCTAGAGAACTTTGCAGGTACTGCTAAAGTGCAGATAGCGGTGAGTGATAAACTGGTATTTGATGAGAAGATACAACTGGCTAGGATGAAGTTTGATGAATACTTTGAGGAGGTGACGGAGGGGAGTAGCGAAGAGATAAAGCTACTCATCACCAAAGCGTTTGATGTGGACAAGGAGGGTAATGTAGATGTGAAGAAGATACTAGAACTAAGAAGCTACAACATACGACACCCCAAATGGGTAGAGGGTGTGGCTCTCATCGAAGAGAGTAAAAAAGTGGTCAGTAGTAAGAGTTACATACGCTTTTACAAAAGAGAAGATGTGAGCCGTGCATATGAGCATGTGAGCCTTGATATGGCGGGTGCATGATGGCTCTGGGTACCTTGCCTGAGTGGCTTGATAAGGAGTGGTGGGCGGAGTTTGTCGCACACCGAAAAGCAAAAAAGAAGCCTATGACTCCACAGGCAGAGAAGCTCAATATCGCGTTTTTGGCAGAGCACAAGAGTGACCATGTGGACATCATCAAAACTTCCATTATGAAAGGGTGGACGGGGTTGTTTAAGCTTACCGTGGCAAAGAACAGAGACCGTGAACCCCAACATGGTAGCATTGAAGCGATGGTGAGTGAGAGCATGAAAGCCACACAAGAGGTGATAGATGTCTAATGCAACACTTGCGCCTGTGGTGGTGCTGTGTGGGGTGCTAGGGGTCGATACAAACTCTACTACGCAGTCGCAGATGGTGGCGTTTAGCTGTATGGGCATAGAAGACATGTGGGGCTTTGTAGCGTATGTGCGTGACAAGCACACAAGCATAGCGTACGCGAAGCCCCTACAAAAGCTAGACCAACTGGCTATGGCATACAAAGAATTGCAAAATAGAGCTATACACGCCGATAAGTACGCGAAAGCCGCCGTGTGGATACAAGAGATAGTGACCAAATGTAAAGCGTGCCATGGGGTCATAGAGAGCCACAGGATGGGTGGCGTGGTAGAGGGTAAATACACAGAGGGTACGGCCTGTGAATGGAGACACTTACAGGTGGAGGGTAAGCCGTACTTTAGCCAAAAACAACTAGAGGCCTTGAGCCGTGTGGGCTCATTTGTCTATACGACTGAGTGCCTCAAAGATGACACACTCATAGACAAACTTACGACTGCGTACCAAAAGGCAGTACTAGCGCCAAAGCCGTATGAGATGTTGGCTGATAAGACGAAAAACATACTAAGGATAACCCATGACACAAGGACAAAAGGCACTAAGGCTTAAACTGCTGGGCGCGGTGCATAAACACCCATTTTGCAAAGAGAGTAAAGCGCAAGAGGTGTGGGGGGAGTACTTGCAGGGTTTGTATGGTGTAGAGAGTAGCGGTAGGCTTAGCATAGATGAGCTGTACAACTTGCTTGACATACTCCATAAAAAGACCGATAAAGCCATACAAAAAGGGCTAAGAGCCACGCCCAAAGGCAAGGCTACAGGGGCGCAGATACACGCCATAGAGACGCTGTGGGAAGAGAAAGCGCGTGACGGTAGCAGTGAGGCGATGATGCGATTTGCCAAAAGGGTGACGGGGGTGTTGGCGTTAAGTTTAACGGCACTCACCCAACGCGAGGCAACGCATGTCATCGTCGCCCTTAAAAGGATGGTGTGATGTTTTGTCCCAAATGTATAGGTAAAACTAGGGTTGTTGGTACAGTGCGTGGGCAGACTAACGAGAGATGGCGTAAGTGCACGGTCTGTGGCTATACGTTTGGGACGATAGAGGCTATACGCTTTGATGACTACTGGCGTGAGTACGCGAAGAGTAGCTGTGAGAATGACAGGACCATAAGCAAGGGGCTTAGCGAAGAAAATAAGGACTAGAAAGGTATAACCAGTGGCAGACAAGGTCAGAGATATTACAGACTTTTAAATGTGTCTTCTATGGTGGAGATAATGGCTTTTTTGGTCTTTGGGGCTATGGTTGCATTTTCGTCTATAGGGAAGAACGGGCGGGCGGGCATGGTTACGCTTTGCTTTTTAACCCACTTCCCCCCTGCTTTAAACCGCAATCCTTTAGAACTTTTTGCAGCGATGATACCACCGAACTGGTGGATGGCTGCGTACGCTACATTGGTGCCTACTGTGACACTGTTTGGGGTGGCGTTGATGGTAAAGGATCTTCCTAGATGTCCTGTGTCGTTGAGTGTTTTGCCCCCGTTGTTGGATGGTTTCCACGCTTCGCCAAAGGGGCTAACCTCTCTTTCGAAACTCTCCTCGATGTCAAACCTGATCACTTCGCCAATGTCGGTCATCATCTGTTGCATGCCTGCACCGTTTAACTTGCTACTTAGCTTGGCTAATTTCTTTTTTGCCTCTTCTAAGCCTTTTATCTCTACATCAGCCACGATGCTCACCGTATTCTAACTCTAAAATCAATTCACAATACTTGATGGCTTTGCGTATGTCTTCTGCTTTGTTCTTGCCTTTGTGGCGTGAAATGTACTTGATGACATTGCCCTCTAGGTAGCCTATGTCATTGGCGTGGTTGTAGTGGCTTGGGGCTATGGGCATGTCGGCGTAGTAGTTTGGGTTGATGGGGTCGTTATTTTTGTCAGGCACTTATAATCCTTTTAGGTTTGTTGTAGTATAGTTTTGGTGTGACAAAAGAAACACGGTGAAGCTCCCTGCCGTAGGACATACACTGTATGGATCGCGTGTGGGTGGTTGGGAGCCCCACCTTTTGTCTTATTTCTTCTCTTCATACTTATCAAGTTCTCTTATCCATCTATTGAAGTCTTTTTCACTATTTGCTCTGACTAAACTCACAATATAAATCTCATCACTGTTTTTTACATTTTTCACGGCAACCCTATAATACTTGCCAAGCTTTTTGATGATAACGAAAACCGTCTCTTTTTGTACAAAGGCTCTACCGTTTAGCATCCAAGGAATAAGGCTGTATTCAAATGCTCCTATCTCTTCTCTCTCTTTATGTAACTGCACCGTCCACTCGCTCAACAGTACCCTCTTTTGCTCTCCAAACAAATCACTCTTACATAACTCTACACTCTTTTGCTCTGTCGTGGTAAATAGCTCTTTGATAGCTATAAAAGTAGCTGTTCGCTCTCCCAGTGTTTTTTGATCCGCGGTGAACTCTTTTTGTGCGGTCTCATGCAACTTGTCTTGACATGGTCTTGTTTGTCTTGCGTTTTTGCCGTCATCGCAGTTTGCTTTGAGGGCTTTTAGCTTGTCTTCATAGGCTTTCATGGTGCTGTCTGTTTTGCCTACATGGTAGGCCCAGTCTTTATCTGCGACATTGGCTGGTGCTACTGGCGTGACCTTGAGTCCTCTGTCATCTAGCATGCTTTGGCTGACGGCTTGTGCTTTGCACCTGCATCGCCATCCGTTGGGTGGGTAGTTGCTGTCCCACCATGGGTCTGTTTTTGCTAAGATGATGCCATGCTTGGATGCGTGCTTGGGTCTTGTGCGGCTATCCAGGATGGATGAATAGCGCAGGAACTCAAAGCTACTCATCATCTGACTTTTGTAGCGTCCTTGGGCGTAGCTGGTACGCATATTTGTATCGTAGATGGTTTGTAAGCGTCTGCTGTTTACGGTTATAGTCTTGAACTCGCCTGTGTCGGGGTTGAACACTTCTGTTTTGCCATACCAACCTTTGGCGATGAGTGTGGGGGTGAGGTCTTTTTTCCAACTCGCAAATGACTTTCCTTTTTGTTGCGCTTGGATGAGGCTCTCTAGTATGTCGCTCAGTAGGTCAAGCTTGACTACTTTGGCTACGGTGAACGCTTTGTGATGGGCTTCGTGGAGCATCTCGTCATAGTCAAAGTGTAGCTCTGGCTTTTTGTCCCCGAGGTACGCGATGGCATCTAGCGGTGGGGTGTCAAAGGCGTAGGCTACTGGCATACTTTGTTTGCCTCTTCTAGTTTGGCAGCATAGGCTTTCATCTTAAGGTAGTTGCGTAGGCAGAGCTTGGCACTTTCTAGGCTATCTGCACATATGGCATTTTCTATGCTTGGTTTTTGGGGCGTGGGGGTGATGCAGCGTTGGGGTACCAACTGTACTACTGCCTTTTGCCCGCAACCGCTAATACTTAAAGCCATCAAGAAGGCGCTTAGCATTTTGACACTTGTCTTCATCTGTGTTCTCCTCAAATCTGTCTATGGCGATGAGCTTGTCATCGTAAAAGGTTACGGTTTGCTCTATGGCGTACTCATAGCTTTTGATGTTTTGGTCATACTTGGCAGCGTTTGCTTGTATGATGGCTTGTGTGGCGGCGTGGTTGGCTTCGCAGATAAGGCAGCACTTTTGAGCTTCTGCGTACTTGTGTTGGTAATGGGCTGTTTTGAGCCAAAAAAACACCAACACACCCCCTACTGCTACTACCCACCAATACTTCTTTAAAGCCCCGAATGCGAAAGAACTAAGCATTAAACGCCCCTCTGTGTGCCCCTGCTCTAAACTGTGCGAGGGTGTAGCCCTTGGTGTACTGAAAGTGAGCTAACTCTTTGAATGTCTTCCAGTCGCCTGCCCACTCTAAACCCAAAGACTTACCCAATGCACCGACGCGCTTGAAGGTGGCTAAGTCGTCCCACATCGCTTTGCCGTGTTTGATGGGGACAACATCGAAGGCAACACGGAAGTTGTGAAAGCTTTGACCGCCTTTTGCGTTGGTGACGCGTCTGCCTTTGGTCGTTCGTCCTTGTGCATAGAGTGCGTTTTGTGACTCACTGTCACGAAAAGTAGAGGTGATGATGATGTCGATGTTTTCTTCTTTGCACAGTGCCACGAGGGCGTGGCATTTGCTGGCAACTTCTGGGTAGAGTGCTTCTATGTCTCTTGAGTTGATCATGCTGATTTCCTTAGGCGCAAAGCCCCTAAGGACGCGACACTCTTCAGCAGAGGGCTCGGTTTTTTTGCTGATTTCCTTAGGCGCAAAGCCCCTAAGGACGCGAC